ACCACACATGAATGAAGGAAACAAGCAAATTTTGAATGGAAATATAATGGAAGAAGAAATAGAAATGCCCCCATTAGAATATGCATAAATAAAAATAATAAATCATTTAAATATTATATATATATATATAATAACATATAACATATATAAAAATGAATGGATATATTGTGAATGTTGATCCTAAAGAATTTGTAACTGTCAGAACTGCAAAATCAGTGGAAATGAGAGTTCAAAATTTAAACATTGGTGTATCTGTTGATGTATGTTGTATGATCAAAGATGAAAATGGAAATATATTTCAAGTCCAAACTGTCAGTCTTTCTGGTGAGGAATATGATAACTGGGGAAACAATGATGTTTACTTAGTTACAACAGTTCTATCAAAGTTAGATTTGACTCCAAACCCAAATCCTCCACCGGTACCCAATTAAATATAAAAATTGATTTTTATCATAATCATTATATATCTATTCACTTATGTGTCTTATGTGTCTTACACTGATCATCAATATGTTGCAATCCGCTATCAGAACTCAAATTGAAATCAATGCCATGATGTTTAGAAGTGATGTAACTATCACAGATATTGAACAAATCAGCAAATTCAATGGTGGTACTTGCATGTTCAGAAATAGAAATGGAAACTGTAAAAGCAAAAATACTTATTTTATTCACTCAATCAACAAATGTGTCTGTTATTTGCACATGACTGAACAACAAAACAGAGTTCACAAAATAATTAATTTTCATAAATCATTCAATTTGTTAGTGAAGAAATTATTTTACAATATGAACAACAAAGATAAATATATTGAATTATTAAAAGATATATTGTTGTTAATGACAACTCACAAAAAATACAAGTACACTTTGCATGTTCATTTCAACATTGTCGATACATACATTAATAATTTTGAAATCGACGATGGCGAATTCAATGCTTTGCTTGACCATTACAAATATTCCAATTAACGAAAAAATAAATAAATAAAAAATAAAAATATAAAAATAAAAAAAAATATAAAAATAAAAAAAATATAAAAATAAAAAAATAAAAAAACAAAATGAAGATCATTTTGTTTTGACAAAAATGATATGTAAAATCACAAATTTCACAATATGAGTATTGAATATACAATAAACAATATTTATATGAAGTTCTTATTATGATTTATATGATTTATATTGTGTATATAATTCTTCTGAATAATCAATCATTTTTTTATCTAAAAATTTAACTATTTCATCTTGATTATCAAATTTGGTTGTTTGGTATATTTGTGTATTTTTAATATCTGTTTTCACATTATCTTTCATTTTCATTTTAAAAGTAACAGACCCATAGTCAAATATATGCATCAGTGATTTTATTTTGTAATAGTCATATATTTTGGGATTAGTAATTTCAAATGTAAATTTCAATATTCTTGAACTCATTGTTATGAACAATGTGTATAATTATATAATGATATAATGATCAACAAGTTATGTGTAAACAATGTGTTTTCGATATATTAATCAATTATTTAAATCACCTAATATTTTCAATATTTTTTTTTTATATTTTATAATAATAAATATTGAAAATATAAAAATGGCTTCAAATTACGGACAATTCGGAAAACCATACAAAGGATTTAGACAAGAAGATCCAGTTGATGCTTGTATGCCTGATAGATTTTTAGATGCACCATGGAATTACAATTTAGGTAATTGCAAACAATTCATGGCACAACGTTGTTCTGAAAACTGGGATAATAAATGTCAAGTGTATGTTAATAACATTGATGATGTTACTGAATTAAAACAATTCTTTGAAAGCATGGCTAATCACCGTTTTTGCAATTTAAATGATCAATCTAAATGTGGTGTTGTTTGTGAACCTTTTAACCCCATTTCACAAACTTCACCTAAAGTTTGCAATACCATGGGAGTTGATGCAATGGTGAATGCTTCTCAAGCCATTGATACAGGTTTATATAATCCTGTGAAACTAAGTCCTGTTTACATGGGTGGATGTATGAAAAAATGTGATAAAATACAACCATCAGAAATTAAAGAAGATGATTATTCTATCAATTATTGTTTACAGTTTGGATTTTGTGGTGAAACACTTGGTAATATTTGTAAAATTGCTGATGGAAATGGTGAAACTATACAAAATTCATTATTACAACAATACTGTAATCTAAAGAAAAATCCAAAATCTCCATTGCAAAGATCTTTAAATCCAGAAAAAAAATCATTGAAATCATCACAAGTTGACATCGAACCTATAAAAACTAATAATACATATACCAATAATATTGGTGTAATCTCCGTGATTGTTGTAGTTGTTTTATTGTGTATGTTTATTTTAAATGACAGAAAATAAATTATCTATACATTAACTTGAGTTTATTTATTTTATTATCATGATTTTTTGTATTAAATTGACTGTTATTATGAATACGATGTCTCACCAATATATCTGGTAAATTATAGAATGTTTTTTTCTCTTTTCTCAATCTTAACCATAATTCATAATCTTCAACACCTTCATATGATTTATCCCAATAACACAATTGTTTTTTCAACAACACGCTGCTATTTATTATTGGGTTAGCATTCACAAAATTCATTTTACTTATATCATACAATGGAATATGAGGAATACCGTTGTTATCACCAATATAATGTGCATGTGTTCCAATTACATCATAATCATTCATGAATGAACTTTGTTTCAATAATTTATTCTTCAGCCAAATGTCATCTACATCAATAAGAGCAATCCAATCATATGTTGTATATTTCAATAATTCATGTAATGTATCAACTTTCCCTTTGAATTTATGTAAATCAAACACTTTTATTCTTCCCAATACATCTTTCTTTATATATTCGAATGCTTTCTTATACACTTCTGAATTGGGAAGATGACCATTTACACCAATTAATAATTCCCAATCTTTATATGTCTGATTTAAAACTGAAAGCACTGATTCGTCTATATATTCAACTCCATTATATACAGGCAATAATATTGATATCATTGTTATATTGTTTTATATAACAATGAAAGTATTTATATCATTATTTTTTAAATTACACTTTATCATCTGCATTTTTATTTTGATTATCTTCATGCAATTCAAACGGATATAGTTCTTTATTTTCATCTTCATCCCCTTGTTCATTGTCACCTGGTTCATTGTCATCTCGTTCTTCTAATATTGTCAATGATACATTATTGGAATGATTGGCTACGTCATTTACATTGTGCAAATTGTGAACATTTAGTATTTCATTTGAATAATATGAATCGTATGATTTAGAATTAGATTGTGAATGGTCTATTGGTTTTACAATTGTGTTTATTTTGTTTTTTATTGTATCAACAAATGAATGTTTTCTTTCTTTATTTTCAGTTGATCCACTATCACTTTTATTACTATGTTCACTGTCATCATCTATATCAATAAAAGTTCCTTGTCTTTCTACAGTTGGGACTTTGAATATATTTGGTTTCTTTGAAATATTTATGTTTTGTGATTTTGTTTCATGTGTTAGATCTTCTTTAAAGATAATGGTTTTTCTGATAGATAATATTTCGGGTATATCAATGCTCATTTTTTTGTTTTTATATTTCTTCATGAATTTATTCACGACATCATTTCTAATATTTGGATGAAATTCGTGAATACGTTCTATTTCTTGCAATACTAAATGAAAAAATACACTTACATTGTTTCTTTTTGTTTTTTGCAATGACAGTTCAATATCAATCATTCTTTGTACTCTGTACCAATCTTTTGCTGCTCTAAAATGATCATCTTTTCTCTTTTGAAATGAAAAAATATTATTGAGAGTTGAAATGACAGATATAATAATCCCCAATGCACCAATCACCAGATTTATTACAGTTTCATTTCCACTTGCAACAGATCCAAGAGCTAAATTTGCAGCACCTGTTACAGAAGATAAAATTGTCACAGGTATAATGAGCCAATAATATTTCCTTTTAAATATATCATGATTTTTCATGTGCAGAAGACGCCATATTTGTGCTTTTTCTGATAAATTGCGTAATATTTCTTCTATTTCATTGGACCAATCTCTTAACTCATGTTTTTGTAAATCATTTAATTTCACCATTTTTATATCAATGTATTATTTATTTTATATTCTGAAATTTAATATAAAATAATTTTTTTTTCTTTTGTGATTAAACAAAAAAGAGAATGATACTAGCAAGTAGATTTGCAGTACCTGTTCCTGTATATCTGGTATATTGCATAATATGATCAACATCTTTAAACGGACACATCAACCTACACAATGATAAAATATCAGAATGCATTTTTCCGGGATTATTCATTCTATAATGATGTTCCTGACAACCCAAATGGGGACCACATATATATAATACCAATGTGAAATATGAAGCATACATTTTATGTCGTTTATATAACACATAAGATACAAGACAAATAACAGTCCAGTCTTTTATTACATCATAATAAGCACCAAATTTACTGGTCATGTTATGTTTTCTTGCATATAATCCATCAAAACAATCAAACATGTAGGCAATAAAGAAAAATATACCTGGTAGGTATTTGATTTTCTTTTGTAAACAATATACGGTTAATAGTCCAAATATACCACTGATTGTTGTCAATTTATTTGGTGTCATGTTCATTTGTACAAAGAAGGGATCTAATTCATTACCAATATCACAAATCCAAAGATCTATTGGATTATCCAAATGTCTTGGTAATTTATTTGAATTGTTGGTTTGTGTATTCATTTTATCTTGTATTTATAATATATCATGACAAATGTTATTTACATATCAAAAATCACATCTACCAATGCTGATTGGATATTTTTGGAATGTGATAACGTGATATATCGTTTCTTATCTGCAACATCTTATGGTGTTACAACTATTTTATATACTGTTGGTATTGATGTTGGGCTTATTGAAAGTGTTGATATATTTGATGGTTTATTTTGTTTATATATATAATACAAAATATTTTATCGAAATAAATTGTAAATGATAAAAAATGCTTCTATATAATTTCTTTTTACCAACAGTAAATATATAATATAGAAGAATAAATTGTATTTGTAAAGATAATATGAAACAGTGAACATATTATAAATCCCATTCATGTAATTGTTGATATTTGAATGATACATTTATCTATAGACAATATTTATTAATTCTTTTTAAAACATCCTCTTGCATCACCTGTATTTTTACTTTCACCGTATAAATTTGATGTGATAGAATGGTAACAATCATAATTACCATTACTATCTGGTCTTGCAATATCAAATCCTCTACATCGACCGTATGTTGAACATTTGTCAGCACACGCCTTTGCTGACATTATTCCTTGTGATATCATGTACACAGATGGATCTGATGACATGCTTGATCGACACATTGTATCCGTATTGAATACATTATTTGTATTATTTTCAAGTAATGTATATCCAGAAGGAATATTTAGAGAACTAACATAATTATCCTTTATCGTTTTTATATCAACAGCATTGGAATTAGCTGATGTTTTTCTGAAACATCCATTTGTATTATTATTATATTCACCTGCTAAAGTATAATATGGTGTTGTAAAATTATAACAATCATAATTACCATTACTATCTGGTCTTGAAATATCAAAAGAAGTACAATTTGTATTTATTCTACAATTGTTAGCACACATCTGTGGACGTAAATAACCTTTGCTTATTGCTTGTGATGACTTAAAACTACTTCCTCTACACATTGTATTAAAACTATTATTGCTCCAATATGGGAGCACTTCATAATCATCTGATATTTGTAAATTATTTCTATAATCATTTTTGGCTTTTGATATTGTATAATTTGTATTGGTAAAATTACCTCTTCCTTGATCGTCTATTTTACTATCAAGGTTAGAATATGATATATTTTTATCTGTCAATGCTAAATTGCATCTGTATTTATGATTGTATTCTATACCTGAATTATTTGGATACATTAATGAATACTGATAACAATTGTTTGAATAACATTGTGTTTCACAATCTTGTTGGGATAATATTCCTTTATCAGCTCCATTTTTTATATATCTCCAATCATTATATTTGAAAGAATTTGCATTTACTGGTGATGTTTTAGGACCATCATCATATACACTCACAGTATATGTACCAAATGTATTTACTGGAACGCTCATTTCTTTTTATCTTTTATATTATTCAAATATAAAAATTAAAAAATATTAAATTAAAAAATATTAAATTAAAAAATATATATTGATAGAATAATAAAAAACATACATTATTCGTCATGTCAAGTGATTACGTAAGTTTTAGAGAAATTCAAATTCGCAATGAAATGCAAACTCCTGAAGTGTTGAGAGCTATGAGAAATCATTCATTTGATTTACAAGTATTACAAAATGAACAAAATCCTCTTGCAACTTTGTATAGAGATACTTATAAATACCTTGAATATCCTGGTTATACCAATGTTCAGGAACGTGAAATTGTCCGTCAATCAATCAATGACGGTAAAGAAATTTCTAAAATGATCATACAAAATATGATCAAACCTTATGCACCTAATATTCATTCATAAACATATTCATTAAATAAATTAATTACATTTAAAGGTTAACTTATATTCAACTTATATCAATTGAACTAAAGTGATATAATGAGTGAATTATCTAGTATATTCAGAAATACTTATTTGAAAAATATCAAAGAATATTATGAAAATAAGTCTTCCGATGATATTGTTGATATGATGAAAAAAAACGATACTTATGATAGAGCCACATATAATTTATATAAAATGATGTTGGAAAATAAACCTGAAAGTGTTATTGACGAACAAATAAAACATGTAAATTCTTTGTCTGTTCCTTATTGGAAAATGAGAAGTATTTTTGGTTAATTCATTTATAAAAAATTATAATAATTTACATGATCCATAATATTTGATTTTATATATTATAAATATAAAATCAATACATTTAAACATATCTATTATTTCATACAATTTATACATATATCAATAATATATCTGCACATTTTATAATACCATCATGAACAAATGATAATTTTAACACATCACCTACCAAATTATAATCATAAAACACACATTCGCTTTTATGTGTGAAATTGATATTTATGTATGTAGTATGTCCTTCTTTCTTTACTGTTTCATATTTGATACTAAATAGTTTGTCTAAATTATCGTCAAGATAAGTGTAAACATGAACATCCCCCATACAAATCATTTTGTATTGTTATTTTATCTTTGTTTTTAACTTGATAAGAATAAATCAATTATTATATTATAATTACTTAAAAATTATAATATATATAAAAATAACAATAAAAAATGGATACACTTTTACAAATTGATAATGTTAATATCCCTGAAGATGCTGAAGTACCATTTCAATGTTACACTTACAACGATGCTGATATTTACAATGAACAACCTGAAACTGTCACACACGTTTTGATTCCAAAAGAACATGATTCTTTGTTGTTTTATCCTAAAATTCCCATTGATATACCTCTTGAACAAGTAAAAAATATAAATGTACAACGTATATTATTGACATTGGAATATGAAGGGTCAAGAAAAGTACAAGATGCAGATAGATTGAAATTATTCTGTGAAGAACGATTGAGATACTCATTTGCAGATGTTGATATCAATAATTTAAATAAATATCTGTTGAATAAAGAGGATGAAAATATATTCAATGAAAGGAAAATGAAATGTTATTCTTGTTTAAATAGATTACAAGAAGGTGATATTGTAATATCACATCCATCAAGTGAAGAAATAAATGTTCATGAACATTGTTTGAATAATGCTATGGGTTTAACTAATTGTGAAGATAATCAAGATTTATAAATATCTATATGTTATTTCATTTTGATAGTATTTATTTATTGCTTTGCTTACAATCCATACTTCAGGTAATTCAGACATTTTTAATTATATAAATATTTTCATTTATATAATTTTAATATAAATTAAAAAAGATAGTTTCAAGATAATTATCTCCTTTTGTTGACATGTTTATATAATTTGTATAATTTAAAATAAAGATAAATTAAACTTATCAATCCAATCATCATGATAATCAATCTTACATAACTGACAATTTCTAATATAGTTCTCATTTCAGTATCTGAACATTTGCATTCATTCTTTTTCAATTCATTTATATATACCAATATGATAACAGTAAATACAAAATTCAATAATATCATGAAAAACAATAGATATTTATTTACATTGATCAAATTGGTATGATTTAATACTTTAAATGTTAAGAATATTATGAAAACGATCAATGAATATTTCACATAATCTCTTTTCCAATTATCAGAACATTTACAATATTTTTCAAGATCCATTATATATTTCAATGCAAATATCCATAAGATAATAAACATTACGTTTATTGCCAATTCTGTTTTATCAGGTTTATTATCAATGTTTCTGGCACCTTCAGTTATTGAAGTTAGACTTATTCCTTTGTATGTTGACATTCTGTGTATTTTATTGTAATGAAATATATTTATTAATAATTTATAACATTTACTATTATCTATGTTTCATTCATATTATTTGCATAATTTGTATAATGTCATTGAGGAAATATTAAGGCAATAATTATCTGATAACATTGTTATTGTCTATATAATTTTCAATAATATAATTATTTAATCTATTTTCAATTTCAGTTCTTTGTTTTGAATTATAATAATTATGTAGATATTCTTGCATATTATAATAAGAGAATCGAACCATTAATTTGTATAGTAATTGTTGACCCTCTTCATTTTTTGCAATATTATTGATAGTCTTTATGAAATCAGTTTCTAATACTGTAATTAAATCTACAATGTCGAAATCTTTATTTAAATTCTTGTTTATCATACACATAAATAACATATAATACCAAAAATGTGAAAAATAAACACACATTCCAATATCATATTTTTTTGCATATGATTGTAAACCTCTGGGACATGATATTTCTGTTTTATCTATCAATGAAAATATTATATCTCTATCTTCATCATGGTTATTTCTAAATTTTTTGGTATTTCTATTTAATTCTTTCACAAAATTATCAAGTATATGTTGAGGTATTTTACTTTTTTTTATATCAGTACCATGAGGTTCATAAATATATATTTGAAAATAAATTGATTTATTTGTTTCTTTTTTATGCAATAACATAATATTTCTGTGGTTTCCTCTACCTTTCAATTTCAATAAATAATTATTTTTTACAGTCAGGTTTATAATAAATATATTTGATTTACAATAATAAATATCATTCATCAAATAATTTAATATATCTCTGTCATTGCATGAGTATTTATTTTTTGATGATATAAGTATTCCTCTTGAAATTTTTCTAGTATAATATATTTCATATTGTTTATTATCTTCTTCAACAGTTATAGTCATTTTGTAACTTTTACAATCATTGCTATTTTTGTTGTACATATTATATAATTTCTGAGTTATATAATTATCATAATTTTCATTTATTTGAATGAATACGTTATCATAATGAAAATTTGGTAATCGGTGTGTCATAATATGTACATATTTATCATATGACATATAATAATCTTTTCCGTTTATAGTAAATTTACAATAACTCATTACATTATCTATAAATTCAATGTTGTGGTTGTTAACTTTATTTATAATATTATTCAATTCTTCAAGTAATATTCTATTTATTATACTTCTCGTTTCTGACATCTTATTAATAAATATAATAAAAATATATTATTTCAAAATACAACAATTAATATTTTTTATTATTTCAAACTTTTATAAATAATTATTTTGGGAAAAATATAATCCTTGTTCAAAATTTTTGTCTTCTCTCACACAAATGTTTATTGATCATCTTATTTTTTCATCATAGAAAGATAATAATTTAAAGCATAGATACATATAAAAACAATGACAACTATTTGTGAACATTGTGAAAATATAATTACTAAAAATAATTTGACAAAGCATCAAAAAACTGAAACATGTATAAAAATACAGAAATTGTTGATTAATGCCAATAATAAATATAATAATAAGTTGTTAGAAATAGAAAATATAAATAAAGAACTATTGATAAAATTACAAGTATTAACAGAAGAGAATAATAAATTAAGAACAGAAATCAAAACGTTTGAAAAGTCAAATGAAGGATACTTAAAATTAGTTGAAATTGTAAACAATAAACCAGATGTAATTAAAAAAGATAACATCAAAGACAATACATTTCAAATTGATATAATTATGAATAATAAACAATTCAACAAAACAAAATACAAAGATGTACCTGAAGATATTGTAAAAAAAGATATACAGTCTCTTAAACTAAAAGATAATTATCAACTTGAATACAGAGAAGAAGATGGATATATAAATATAACAAATCTTTGTAAAGCAGGAGGAAAACAATTCAAACACTGGAACAGCATAGATAAAACAAAAAGATTTCTTGATGTATTAAGTTCAACGGTCGGGATCCCGACCAATGAAATAATAAAGTACGAATCAGGTGCAATTCATGAAAGATCAACATGGGCACATCCACAAGTATCAATCAATATTGCTCAGTGGATCTCTCCTGAATTTGATGTATTAGTTAGTAAATGGGTATACGAAATAATGATAACTGGAAAAGTCGATATTTCAGATAATAAAACAACGCAAGAATTGGATCACATGAATAAAGAGAATAAATTACTCAAAAATAGAATTAAATTATTAGAAAGTAAAGTATTGCAAAAACAACCCAGACAAACATTTGAAGAAAATAAAAATGTTGTATATATAGTTACCACAGAATATAAAGAAGCACAAGGACATTATAAAATAGGAAAAGCACAAGATTTACAGAAGAGATTATCAACATTAAATACAAGTGACAAACATGAAGTTATATATAGTACAAGTTGTAAAACTAAAAAGAAAATGGATTTATTGGAACAAATAGTTCATGATAAACTTGATGATAAAAGAATAGAACCAAATAAGGAATGGTTTGTATCAGAAGAAGACGCAGAAGATTTTATAAAGATAATTGAAGAATGTAAACAATTAGTTAACAAATAATATTATCTCACAATTAAAATTATCTATTTTTATTGATTTATAAATTTATAAATAATTTATAAATATTCAGAAATATAATATTATAATTAATTTTTGATTATTTTATGAAATTATTTTTGGGAAAAATAACAATCCTTGTCCAAAATTTTTGTCTTCTCTCTCACAAATGTTTTCATAAAATATCGATGATAAATATATAGAAAATTCTAAAGTGAATTCAAAGCATTAATGTATTTTTATTTTTTTACTGGTTATTTCCAGGTTGTATTTTTTATTTTTATTGACCCTTCGTGGGTACAATTGTACCATCCATGGGTTTTAATAGACCCTTCGTGGGTATACAAGTCTAAAGACAGGTTGTAATAATAAAATGTCGTTTGTTTGTGAATACTGTAATAATATTTTTACTACTAAAAATCATTTACTGAGACATAACAAAAGTGAAACATGTATAAAAATACAGAAAATATTGATTAATGCCAATAATGAATATAATACTAAATTGCTGGCAATAGAAAATATAAATAAAGAACTAATGATGAAAATACAAACATTAAATGAAGAAAATAATACATTAAAAACAGAAATAAAAACACTTGAAAAAGAAAAAGAGAATTATAGGAAAATAGTGGAAAAAGCTGCAACAAAGTCAACCAATACAATTAAAAATAATTATCAACATAATAATTATCTAAATTACATATCTTCTGAACCAATAAAATTCAGTAATTTAAAAAATCAATTAAAAAATGTGGTAACTCCACAATCGATTATGTATGATGATGAAGATTTTCATAATCATATAGTAGATAACATTTTTAAAGATAAAAATGGAAAAGATAAACTGCTTTGTACTGATATAAACAGAAAGAATTTTACATACAAAGATGAAAAAAGTGGTGAATTAGTGAGTGATCCGGAATTAGAAAAATTAAGAGAACAATTGAAAAGAGGAACAGATATTAAATTATTAAGAAGAGATTTATTAGAGAAATTGGTACAAGAATATGAAGATAATGGAAGCGTTGGAATAGATCCATACAAGAAATTTTCAGATATTATACAAAAACTAAATTTTGGATCACCATTTGTTGATCATGTTGCCAAAAAAACATATGTAAAAACTAAATCTAATAACGATGATACAGAAACAGATGATAGAGAAATTGAAGAAATAGATAAAATGGATGAAAAAGATATAAAAGAAATAGAAGAAATAGACAATAAAGAAGTTACAGAAGTGATTGAAAAGGTCTTATCAACAGAAGAATTCAAAGAATATAAACAATTGTATGAAGAATTTAAAAATGATGTATAATATATTAACAAATTTAACACAATTTCCCTTTTTCTTGATATGGCAAAATAATTAATATTTTTATTATGTAATATAATAATATAAAATTTGCCATCCAACACCACATTGAATGGAAAGTATTATGTTTCCAATACATATATAATGATATAACAACTATGAATAAATATATAACAAGAGATTCATATTGTTTATCCATATACATTGGTACAAATCCACACATTGCAAATATAATAAATAAAAATAAACCATGTTCTCTTTTTAAAAAATTCCATTGAAGATGACCGTTTGGTGCAACGGTTGTTTTTATGTTATTATAATTAACTATATATATATATAATAATATAGTAACAAATGTGATTATTGACTTTATATTCTTGTTAATTGACATGGATGACATTATATTTACATATGCTTGTGATAATACAATCAATATTGTAATACATGTTAAATAATAGTTTATTATATTATTATCAATATGTTTCCAGATAAAATATTCATTCAATTGCATTAAACCTATTGAGATAATTATAACATACATCCAGAAATTGAATTCTTTCAATTTATATTGTGTACATTTGTTATTATAATAAATAAAACAAAGAGCAAACACAACAAAGATAAAAGTATTTAACGATACCTCTTTATTCCAACACATTTTGAAATTATGTTTTTATTATTTATCAATAATAAAAATAATTAATATAATAATAAACTTTTACAAATCAGGATACAAATACATTTCAGCAATGTCACATGGATATATCTTTTTATTATTCATATGATTAATAAATTTCAAAGTACCCTTTGAATACACGATAGTTCTTTTGGTTCTTGAATTACGTTTCATTCTTTCTAAAAATAAAAAATTACTCCAATTAGGAACAGTAAAAATAGTTTTATATTCTATGTTTAAATATTCAAATATAAAAAATACAATAGACATTAATACCATATCAAATGGTGGATTAACAAACATTACTTTATTTTTATAACGATTTTTACTTGATTTATAATAACAACTTTTACCATTCATGTTTTTTTTATATACATCAGACATAAAGAAACACTCTTTGAATTTCTTTTCCATTCCTTCTGTATATTCATTATTTCTAATTGAGTTCAAAACAGTATCTATGGAACATTTCAATAGAGAAGGATCAACACAACTAAAGAATGATCCGAGAGATCCAAATGGTTTTTCAAGATCAGGAAATGCAGAATGATACAAATCAAAATAATGATTGAAAGAAGAAGCAAATATTTCAAATCCATCATATTTAGAATAACCCATTTTCTGATAATCTCTGGCAAGTCCATGAGTTGACAAATGCAAATATGAATATCTGATGTTTAATGCAATAGAATAACAATATAAATCAGGATTACTGAAATTACCTAAATTAGATATATTTTTGTATATTTTATTATCATATGTAAATATGTTGTTTTCTCTTTGATAAGTTATTGGTTTATCCATTGATATTGTATTGTCGTTCATAGCTTTATTCAAAAGAGTTTCAGCATCATTCAACAATTGATCAATATATTCAACTAATTCTTTTGGATTAACAGGTATGTTTTTGAATTCAAGATCTTTTTCAACTTGTAAAAGACAAATATCAGAAGGTTGATGAATAAATACAGGATCGTTCTCTAATTTTCTTTCAACAATTTTGTTGAAAATGTATCTCAACATAAAATGTTGTATTTCCTTCATTTCCAAATGTTTTCTCAATTTGTCAGCTACTTTATCAATAATATCATTATACAAATATTTCCTGTATAATTCTGTTTCAATGATTTTGGAGTGAGAACCTGAAACATTCATGGTGTTTGTCGGGTTCGTTAATAATGGTAAAGTTGTGAGAGAAGACGAAGTTGTAATAAAGTTCATTTTAATGACACAAAACGATTATATAATATTTATCATTTTTTTATATATATTTATTTAAATAAAAAATACTAATAAACAATAAAAAGATAATATCATTGTATCAACTACTCATAAAAAATGGACCAATTAGAATTAAAAGAACAAGATACAATGGTACTATATAACCCAGAAACAGAAGAAAAACAAGATAACAGTGATATAATTGATGTAAGTGAAAATAGCAATAGTTGTCAGAATAATGAACAAGAATGTAAAACAAATAGCTGCAATCAACAATATAATATGTATATACAAGGATTAGAAGCAGCAGTAGAACAATATAAGAAAATGTATCCGGAGAAATATGAAAAAGCACAATCAATTGGTGATGATATGATGAATAAGAATTATGAATTGAACAGTGGTGAAGATTACAAAGGAGATATCTTGAAATGTAAAGATATACTTGTATCAGTGTTACAATATGGATTGACAATGAGTGATTTATATGAACATGAAATAGATACATTAAAGAAAATATTTGGATGTGTTTTGAATATTGCACATGATATAAATGATATATTGGATAATGTTGAAATGATTGAAAATATAATATCAACACTTACAAACAAATTGAAGGAGCTGGATTATTATTATTAGTTTAAAAAGTTGTAATAATATATAGATAAAAATCAGGATAAATATCTTAAGATTGACATTTGAATTTAAATTTCCATCTGTTTACGAATATCAACAAATAAAAAAATTTATAAAATTAATGAATTCAACGACAAATATATATAACATATACAACACAAAACTATAATAAATTACAACAATCACAACCGTCACATTCTCATATTGTTATATATAATCAGCCAGATATGATATTAAAACAATTAGATGATAAAATAGATGAATATAAAACAAACAAGATAAATATATAAAAAAAAATATTATATTATTTATATTATAAACCAATAATATAAATAATAATACAATTAGAAAATGGGAACAACTGGATCAAAAGGAGACACAGGATCTACAGGTCCTAAAGGTGACACTGGTCAACAAGGTATACAAGGACCTAAAGGTGACACTGGTCAACAAGGTATACAAGGACCTAAAGGAGATACAGGTAAAGATGGTGTACTTAGTCTTAGTTCATTAACTGGAGAACAAATGACCCAATTAATAGACAAAATATCACAAGATAATAGAGCAAAAGGACCAAAGGGTGATAAAGGTGACACGGGAACACAAGGTATACAAGGACCAAAAGGTAATGATCCAGATTTATCATTATATGCAAAATTGAACATGCCTACATTTGTTGGTGGTACAACAATTAGAGGAGCAGAAGATACAAAAGATCCCACAAAAAATACATATCCCGAATTTACTATACAATCAAATGCAGCAACAAATAGTGATTTTGAAATATCACACGAACAAGGAGGTGTAGGTACAAGGAATATTCGTATTAATCCAATGAATTATAATCCAGGAAGAATAGGAGTAGGATATGCAAGAAATGCAACAATACCAGCTAAATTTGCAGTGAACGGTGATATAGGAGCAGCTGGTGGTTTTGTAAGTGGAGATTGGAAAATTTCAACATCGGGAGATAATTTGTGTATGAAAAATGGTGCAAATCCAGAATTTTGTATAAATAAATATGGCGAACCATTGAATAAATATTTAATTACATTTCCATGGATTGCAACTCCTGATCAAGGTAAAAAACAATGTATTGATATATCAAAAATAGGTCAAGATAGACCAACAAGCGAATGCAACCCTAATGATACAAAACAACACTTTTATTTTGAAGAAGGAGGTAAAATAAAAAGTGCAGATATTGCTTCATATAAAGATAAATGTTTACAATATACAAATAATAAATATAATGTTGTTTCTTGTAATTATAGTAACGTTGATACTGCTTACAATGAACAAATATTTGGTAGTTGGCAAGGGAGAATAAGACCATATGTTGGTAATGTTGATAATGGTTGTTTCGATAGATTTAATTCTAATAATGCTGCAAATTGTGATATGAATGAAAATATAAATAAAGCAGCACAATTATATACAAAAGTTAAAATATAATTCTATAATAATTTAATGTTAATAATAATAAAGTATAACAAATGTTATCTCCAAAACTCACTCCATTAATATTGAACGATAATACAAAATTAAATGATATCTTAATTTCAAATGAAAACACCAATGAAAATATATATTTTAACGAAGAAGATTTTCTTGATAATAACGAATTGATCAATATTTGTTTTAAATTGTATACAAGTGATAATCCAGATTATAGAATATATATTTTGAACAATTTGCACAAGTATAATAAAGAATTGTGTTTTGAACACTTTGATAAATTATTAGTGCAATATTTATACAATCCTCTAATTGATATAAATAAACAAACACTTGTAAAAATAATTACCGATTCAACATTACCATTTATATCAAAGTATCAATGTGTAAAATTAATACACAAAGAAAATAAAGAATATATAGAAAACAAAGAACAAAGTGTAATAGAACAAAATAATGAAGATCAAAGTGATATATCATATGATTTAATTTTACAATTACTGTCTGATAAAGAAAATATAGAAAATATGCATTCATTAATAAGAGTTGAATTGATGCAAATGTTAATAGAATCATACAAGAACAAATCAGAAGTGAAAATGATACTTTTGGATTTTATTATAGATGAGAATTTGTGTCATTATGATATCTACACATTTGTATTGCAAATGTCAGAGAATAAAAAAACCAAATCAGAATATATCATTTTCATGTTCAAAACAATATGTTTGTCTGAAGTATTGCGAACCAGATATTTGATATTAGCATCACAATTCTTTCTTGGGAATGAATTATTCTCGCTTGAAGATAAATTGGAATTGGAGAATATTATAATTAGAATATGTCAAGATCATAATCTCGATTTTTATTTAAGAGCAGATGCAGCTGATTTATTATTAACACAAGGTATAAGTGAAAGAGCCAGACAAATAGGAACGGATACTATAATTCTCATGGGAAGAAATACAAATATGAATATCACAGTTTATACAGATGGACAAAATATACACACCGAATCAATTGATGCCAGTGTAAAAAGAAATATTACATTAATTATGAATGTCAAAAATAACGACCAACAAAGTAAATCGTATGATGATATTTATAAAGAAATAATCACAGAATATTGTACAATCTATAAATTGGAATTAAATGATAAAGTATTTGATCTGACAGATAAAGAAATAAATACTATAAATAATGTTACAGAAGATGATTATATAATAAATACAAATCTAATAGATACAAAAACATCACAACTCAATGCAATAAAATCAAGTTTAACAAGATTTAAATTAGATAGAAGTAACAGATCAGTATACAGTGATATACCAAAAATACAAACATTATTTATCAAAGTATGGAATATAATACTTAAACATGAACATAGAGAAACTTTGAAACAAAGATTGTTTGAAGAATTAATTGAGATGAATGGAACATGTTCAACTGGACATATATCTCGTTTAATAAACGTATTATCAGGATTTGAAATAGATGGATCAATGATAGAAATAAAAATGGATATTAAAACAGAGATGTCAGCAGTGATGATGGCAAAAATAAATAAGAAAATACAAGAAATAGAAGATGAAGAATATCAAAGTAATATTATGGAAGAACTAATGTGGAGCAATAATTATGAAGGACGTGTTAATCTGAATAGATTTCTGAGAGAAAATGTAATGAAATTCAGAGATGAATTATACATAGAATATGTAACAGATCAAAAGATGATTGATAATGAAACATTTGAAATATATTTTCGTACAATTTTAGAGAAATTAGAGTATTGAAAACAATATAAATACAATAATAAATAATTGATTTTTATCTGTTTTTTTGTAAAGTTTTCAACAATTCATCTCTTCTATTTCTCAAAGATAAAATAAATTCATAAGGATCAGCACGCATATAGGAAGGTTTCAATAATTCAAGAGATATGGTATTGTACAATTTATCTAATTCTCTGTAAATATTGTATTGTATTTCAGATTTCTTATCAAATTGAAAAAACCCGGTAACAGAAGTAATAATAGCAGTAAGACAACTTGAAACAGTAGTGGTGGTATTCATAAATAAACTATTAGGAATACTAATAGATAAAGTGAATGTAAAACAACCAGAAATTAACAATATAAATTTCAATAAATTAGAAACAATTTCATTTCGATGAGAAAGATATTTGTATTTACCCGATTCTTCTTTACATAATTTTTGAAATTCTAAATGATAATTCTCAACATTATCATTCCATAGATCATTGCTTATATCTCTTGGAGATGAATTGGGACTTTGATTGTTTGTACTATTAGCAATGATTTGATTGGTGTCAATTGTTTTTTTAAATTTCAATGTTCTATAATATTTTCTTCTTTTTTTATCCAATTTATTGAAACTATCACCATCAACCGAATTGTCACTTGTAGGAGTAGTTGATTTATCTGGTGTATCTGAATTATCATTGTTTGATATATCACATTGATCAGAAATAATTGTATTATTATCAGTTGGTTTTTTGTTTTTTATTGAAGTATCTGTATTATCATAGTTATACAAATTATTATCATTCAAATTTATTGTTGATTTCGTTGAACTAAAATTTCTTATCACATTTTTTCTGTTTGTATATATTTTTTGTATTATAATATCAGCTTTTGTGTTAGGAGTTCTTCTTATAATTGGTGATATATTATATTTTGCACTTCTCGTTATAGAAGTATCCATATCATCCATATGTAGTTTAATGATTGTATCATTGGATGGAAATGTGTTTATTAAATTATTTTCATTAGCAATATTAGACACGTTTGAAAGGTTTGGTACATTAGAGATGTTTGGTACATTAGAGAAATTAGAGAGATTAGAACAATTTGAGTTATTGGAGAGATTTGATATATTTATATTAGATTGTCTAGATGACATTTCATAAAAATTTATCTTTACTATAATATAATATTATAGAATGAAAATAGTAAAATACAATAATTATTTGAAAGAATATAATGAGATATTGTTTTATATACTTATTGGCACAGTGAGTTTTATTGCTGATATATCAAGTGGACATAATAATTTGTATTATAATTGTAAAGAACCTCAAAGTACATTATTATTACTATTTTTACATCATTTGTTTGCAGCGTTTTTATACTTTGGATGGTTGTCCAATCATAAGAATATATTATATTTGCATATATCAACTATTTTGATTGTAATAATTGTGCAATCAAATAATGATCGAAGATGTCCATCCACAGATATTGTGAATGATAAATGTAATATAACAAGAGTAAATTATCTTCGTGATTTTTTATATTTCACGAATATCAAAAGATACAATTTATATTATTTTTATGTATTTGTAGCTTTCATAATATCATGTATTAAACTGGCAAAATAAATATTGTGATAACATAAAATATATTTTTATATAATATATTTTATAATAGTAAATATGCCTGAAATATCAACAAAGAAATTAAAAATATTATGTGGTTTAGCAGATATTGATTATAGTCCATCTGAAACAAAAACAAGTTTGAAAAAGAAAGTAGTAAAATATCTAAACAAATATACATATGCTCCTCGATATTTGCGTGGATTGTCACCATCTGAGAAATTTACCAAAATGTTTGAAATACGATTGTATAAACTGAGAGAAAAACATGGTAAAATATCACCAAAACAAAAATATAAACCTTCTATTATAGACAAGAAATATTTAAGATCAAACAAAAGAAGCAAAAGTAGTAAAAGTAGAAGTAAGAGTAAAAAGATATCAAGATATACAAAAGACTGGAATAAGAAATATGGTGAGAAAAGTATATCATTAAGTGCAAAGAGTAAAATATCAGGTGTACCTCTTTCTATTTTGAAAAAAGTGTATAATAAAGGATTAGCAGCATGGCGAGGTGGGTCACATCGTCCAGGTGCATCACAACATCAATGGGGAGTAAGTAGAGTAAATAGTTTTCTAACATGTGGGAAAACTTGGTATTTTCCAGATCATAAATTGGCACAAGAAGCAATGAATAAATCTCCCAAGGCACGCAAATTTTGGTCAAAGAAGAAATGCGTAAAGAGTAAAATGGGCAAAAGAACAAAAAGCAGATAATTTATTTTAATTAATATTGATTTCAAACACACCGTCATCTTTCATTATATTATTTTTATTGACAATATTTCTAAATTCTTGTATATATCCCAATTGATTAGACAGAACTCTTATATTTGTTTCTGGTTCAATAAAATCGTTTGAATAATGTGTATGTCCATGTATCCAACATTTTATTTGATGTGAATATTGTTTGAATTGAGTTATTATATTGGAAGAGAAATAATTTCTAATGTATTCTTCAACATTTTGATGTATTGGACTACTTGTGTTTTTTTGTACAGGTGGAAAATGTGTTAAGATAATTACATTTTCGTTTTCAGAAATCATTTCCACCTGTTTATGGATATACGTAACAGAATTATCATGCAATTGATTGAAATGTTCCTTTGTGATTATTTTGCCAGGTTCTTCTTTTATTTGTTTGAAATCATTTATGTTATTTGTTGATGAAACAGATGACCAAAGTGTAGATCCAATAACAATTACCACATAATGATCAAATTTTATAGTTACAATACCATCATCAATATAATGTACATTTCTATAATTATCAAAGAAATCACGATATTCACATTTTAATTCATTAATTGTTTTACTATTGTGATAATATTCATGATTACCAGGAACATAAAATACTTGTTTCCAATTTTCAGAAACATAATCAAAGAACGGTTTAAAGTTATTTTTACCAATATTATGAATATCACCAGCTAAAAATAAATAATCAGCTTTTGGTGGTAATTTGAAAATATTGGTTATAAATTCCTGATGAAGATCAGAGAAAACTTGAAATGTAAATTTCATGATATCGTGTTATAATTATATTGTATTATTTTATATATAATTATTTTTTGTGTTTTGTGTTTTGTGTTTCAATATTTTAATATTTTATATTTACATAATATAAAATACAAATAAAACAAACTTATAAAATGCAAACTACAGATACCGTATTGATTGTTATAGTTTCAATAGTATGTTTGTATACCTTTGGAAGTTTATATTATATTCAAAAGAAAATAGGTGAGATGTCAAGTTGTCCAAGACGATAAAGCTAATATAAAAATTGACATTTTAATGATTGTTGATTATTCTATTTACATAACTTAACTATTGTAACTATATTAAATCAATATAAACGTTAACGAATATACAATGAGTAAAATAATCAACAAAAACAATAAAATGAAACAATTAGAAGAAATGTTCAAAAACTATGACAATAACACTACTCCTTCATTCAGTTTGAATGGACAAAAAATGTGGGGTCGTGTTGTGAGTTTATATGACGGTGATACTCTCACTATTGCTTTGAATGTATTCACTGGTATTTATAAATTCAGTGTCAGAATGAGCGGAATTGATACATGTGAAATTAAAAGTAAGAATGATAAAAATAAAGAAATGGCATGCAATGCAAGAAGTCGTTTATTATCTTTGGTCACAGGAAAAGATGTATCTGAAATGACACCATTGAATGATAGAAAGAAAATCAATTTGTATTTGAATAAAGGCATGTATTTTGTTTGGGTAGAATGTCAAGATTTTGATAAATATGGCAGATTACTTGCCAATATTTATAAAGATGAAAATGATCAACCAGAAAATAGTTTCTCTGCTATATTGATCAGAGATAAATTGGCATATGAATATAAAGGAGATACAAAATTAACTGAAGATGAACAAATGGAATGTTTAAAACAATAAAACAAAACAATTATAAACTATTTGAACCAACCATATCACAAATTCTTAAAGTTGATATATTTCCATCAGCAGACACTAATCTAAAAGTTAAAAATTTTCCATGTTGTTTTAATTCAGGAATAGTAATTTTATAAATATAAATAGGCATATTTTTTGTATTCATTGTATTTTTTTTAATATTTGAAGTTTCCATTAAATTAATTGCACCATTTGATAAACTAGTGGTATATGTGAAATCCATTGTAACATTATTGGTAGATGTTGCATTTAAATCAGCTGTATTTGATGCCAACATTTCAATATTTGTTTTTGTTCCACCTACTGTGAAAAATACAAACAAATAGGTAAAAGGTAAATCTAAGATTGGTGTTGTGTCGATTGTGAGTATATTTCTATTGTTGGTTGATGTTGTGGATATTTCTGAGGTTGTAAACATGTTTGTATCTTCAAATTTATTAAAAAATGGAAGTGTTGTTTTCCACATTGTATTTTGTATATTTGGTATTAGTTTTACATAATTTTCTAATTTGTTAAAAAATTGAGGAACATTACTTATATTGGTTGAAGTATCAATTGTTTGAATTGGACTTGTTGGATATGTTATATCTGTGACATTTGTGGATACTGGTGAACTGATTGGCGATGCAATATTGGAAGGATATGTTGGTGAAGGAATGAAAGGTAAAACATTAGGAATTGGTACAGGAAAATTGGGACAGAATTTGTTGATAGGACTATATACATTATTAACAACTGATCCAATAACTAGACAATTGTTATCACCATCTTTCTTCAAATTCATATAATTATTTTTATCTCCGATATTCAATTCACCATTTATATATGTATTTCCAGTGATACTTGTGTTATTGCCTATAGTCATCAATGGTTTTTTGTTTTTGTCTCTGATTATCAAATATTCATTCTCTATATCCAACTGATCTTTATTGTCATTTGTATATGCCACATAATTGCCTTTAGTTTGATAATTATTCATGTTTGGTAGTTCTGTTTTTAATGCATATTCACCCTTAACTTGATAATTATTCAATTTGTCTTTGAGATCATCAATTGCTACATATTCACCTTTTACTTGATATTTATTCAAATCATTGATTGTCACATATTCACCCTTGACTTGGTAATTATTCATGTTTGGTAATTCTGTTTTCAATGCATATTCACCTTTTACTTGATAAGCTTTGAGCATGTTATTAATATCATCTTTATTATAATTATTAAGAGAATTTAGTTTTGTGTTCAATGTGTTATTAGAAATATAATTATCATTGATATAATTTTTAGTATAATAATTATTTAAATCATTCACATCTTTGTCAATATACCTCTTTGATACAAATTGATCTTGTGTCACATAATTGGACATATCAGAGAATAGTCCTCCCATTTATATAAATAAAATATATGTTTATTAAATATAAATATAAAAATTGATTTTTATTTTCATTAATAAAAATCACAAATAACATACATATAAAAATTGATACCGATTTAAAGTTTATACAACTATTAAAATGTTTACCGATAATGATTATGAACCTTCAATATCTGTATACGAAAGAGAAAGATATAGAAGAGGTATTTATTGTTTAGATGTAGATGATGCATCTGTATGGTACAAAAATGATGTGATACATAGAGATGGTGACGAACCGGCAATCATAACAAGAACCAGTAAAATGTGGATAAAAAATGGAAAAAGACACAGAGAAGGAGATAAACCAGCAGTTATAGATGAGAACGATTTCAAGGCATGGTGTATTAATAATAAATATCACAGAGAAGGTGATAAACCATCCATTGAATCTAAACAAGTAAATATATGGTTTAAACATGGAAGAAAACACAGAGATGGTAAAAGACCAGCAGTGGTATATTCGAACGGTAATAAAGAATACTGGGTAAATGGTGTCCTCATGTCAACAGAAATAGTAAAACGTACAATATCTATTCCAATGAAATTATAAAATCATTTTAATAAATAATATGTTATTATCATTTGAATTGTGATAGTTAAACACCATATTGTTGGTATTTCATTTTTCTCTTCTTCTATATTATTGCTTATGTACATTGCAATAAATGGTCCTGTTAATAAGATCGCAATTATTGGTTTTGATTTAAATGCAACCAATACAGGAATTACAAACATAAAAAAATGTAGACCAATACTTGGAGTAAACCAATAAGAACCAGCTGCTCTTAATCTGATATTCCAAGCCAAATGTTTATTACCCATATACGTACATGTATTTATTCCACATAAAGGTTCATTGTTAATATCACATATCATATCATCATTAACATAAAATAGTCTGCTTGCTAATAAAATACCTGCAGCTATTGACATGTATATGTATGTATAATTTATTTTGTTTGTGAATGCAGATAACCAAATATTTATGAATAAGGGTTGAAAGCATATATGCAAATATCCAATTTGTGTCAATAATTTATTATAATAATTGTTGCATTGGTTGATGTAATAAAATTGAATGAATTGCAACAATTCCATAAATGAAAAATAAGCAACACCAATAGATGCATAAATATTTCTTTTCATCAAATATAAAGCATATATAAAACCAATAGTTGCAATTGATAATGATATTTCTTGTGTATAACACATATTTTATATATATAATAAATAATTATTTTTATAATATATATTATAAAAATAAAGTGAACCAAATGAAATATACAGAACAATATGATTATTGTATTGTGGGAGCTGGACCTACTGGATTAACTTTAGCATATATCTTTGCATCTATTGGGAGAAAATGCATTATTATTGATAAAAATGCAGATATTGGAGGATGTCATCGTGTTACTCGTTTAAATGGAATGTTTACTGAACATGGACCCAGAATATATTCAAATTCTTATATAAATTTAATAAATTTATTGAAAATCATGAAAATTAATTTTTATGATTTGTTTGTGCCTTATCAATTCACAATATCTAATATTGGAAATTATACAATTAAAAATTTTAAATTCTTTGAAATGATGAAATTGTTCAATAATTATATGATATTACTTATTCGACCTAATCATGGTGATAATATTTCAATGAAGGAGTTTATGAATAAGAATAAATTCACAGATAACACAAAGGACTATATTGATCGTTTATGCAGATTAACAGATGGTGCAAGTTCAGATAGATATTCACTGAACAAGTTCTATCAATTGGTTAATCAACAATTCTTGCACACAATATATCAACCAAACACCCCAAATGATAAAGGGTTATTCGGATATTGGAAACAAATATTATTGAATAAAAATGTTGATATTTTATTAAACACAAATGTCACAGAATTGAATGGAAATATTGATAAAGTAAATGAAATAATAGTCAATACTAATGAAAACCAAGATATCAAAAGAACAATAAAATCAAAACAATTTATATTTTGTATACCACCTAAACCGTTATTGAATGTGTTAACTAACAGTATATACAGAAATGCATTTGGTGATTATTCACAATTCAATGAATGGGTTATAAAATCTACTTATACAAATTATATTCCTGTATCATTTCACTGGTCATTAGATATAATACCCGAACATTACAAAATGGATAAAGTATGGGGATTTCCCAAATCAGAATGGGGAATTGCTTTTATTGTGTTATCCAATTACATGGATTTTGATGATAATCGTTCAAAACTTGTTATTAGTACATGTGTCACTAAAACAGATACTGTATCTTCTTATATTAACAAAACGGCAAATCAGTGTGATCAAAATGAATTAATATCTGAGATATTAAGACAGTTAAAAATATCATTTCCGGATATACCAGATCCTTCATTTGCATTAATAAATCCAAATGTTAAATATATAAATAATAAATGGGTTGAACCAGATACTGCTTTCATTAAAACGTACAATAATGTGAATTTATCAGCATTTGGATCAACAAAGAATTTATATCAAGTAGGAACACAAAATGGTAAAAGTAAATATGGTTTCACAACCATCGAATCGGCTGTTACAAATGCAATCGCTTTTGCCAATCAAATAGAACCAAATACAAAGAATATAATAATTGTAAAAAATGATATGGAATTGAATAATATCATAAGAATTATTCTTTTTATATTATTGATATTAGTAATAATAAAATTATTCAGACGTAAATCATAATATATATTTATAAATATATATGAATAATAATAAATAAATGAAAAATATTATGTATAACAATAACATTGTTTTTCTCAAGAAATCTTGATTATCTCTTGCAAATAGATCATCTTGATCAAAGATATAATAATCTAAATTGAAATACATTTCTTATTATTTGTAATAGTTATATTATTTATATTTTTAAAACATTATTGGAAATTAATTAGAAAGAACGACCTTTTCTGATACGTTCTAATAAGTCTAATTTAAATATCACATGTGCTGTGATATAAGTACAAGGAAACATGAATGCAAATAATGCAAATAATACTTTATAGCCATAAGACCAACCAGCAACTGTATTTGAATACCAACTTAATTTTGCAGCATAAATACCTAATATGAGATACAATACAAAATACAATATCATTAGAGGAGTAGGTATAGGTTCAGTTTCATTTACAATATAGATATTATTCTGATATGGAGAAGCATAATTTTCATTCTTTTTTTCATCTTGTGTGTATTTATAAGCAAAATATTCAACCAACATTTTATTTGAATGGAAATATTATTTTTACAAATTTATAATTATTTTAAATTGTTTAATTATTTTGTCTCAATAATAACAAAATAATTAACACAAGAAATATAATTATTAGAATATAAGTACGATTTGATTGTTTATAATATTTACTGCACATTGGACAATTTTCAATATGTTCATATATATTTCTACATGTCATTTGAGGTGGTGAAATAATTCTATTAACATTTTGTGGAGATTTTATATTTAGATTTTGATTTCCATTTATATTTCCATTGGTTTGATTAGTAATAGAAGGTATTAATATGCGGTTTGAACTGTTCAATGAATTATAATCATTGTTCATTATACGAGAATTCATTTGTCTTGTTATTTTGTTCTTTATCATATCTTCATCGTAACTTAAAGTTGGAATATTACTACTGGGATATAATGGTCTTAAAGATGTTGTGTCTAGTGATCTCAAAAACGAATAATCTCTTTTTGCATTATCATTGTTATCGTTTATATTATCGTTATCAAATATATCTTCAATAATGGTAAAATTTTTATCTTCCATTGTATTTATTTATTAATAAAATATATTTTTTTTTATTTATTAATAAACAAATTTTATATTATAGTGTTAATTATAAAATAATACATGTCAAATTTATCATTAAATAACAAAATTATAAATTCATTAAATCGCAGTCGTTACATTGATAAACTGAAAGGTAATATTGGTGCAATTAAATATAATAATAGAACACCCATTCACCATAAAATTATTGATACATATGAAGATTTAACTTCCAATATACCAACCCGTAACATTATTGTATTTGTATCAATATTGATAATTGTTTCAATATTGTTATATTATTTCAAACCATCTATTATAATGACAACAAAGAAAGACATAAGATCTCTAAATATATCATCAAATAAGAAACCAGATACAGTAATAAGTTATTGGAAATTTATTTTATACAGTATAATTATAAGTATCATTATTTACACTATATTGTATCTTCTCAAAAATAAAATCACATATATAGGTAAATTGTTTCAAAATAATGACATATATTGAATTATCTGATTTATAACAATATTTATAAAATAATATTTATATTTCCTTAATATAAATATCACTAACAATGTTTGCAATAGAAAGAAGTAAAAGTACAAGTTTAATGCCAAAACTAATTGGTAAATCCATATTGTTTGCAAGTATGCAATTTGCTATAGGTTCAGTAGAAATGTCAAGTAAATTCTCTGTAAAGAATTTTTCAAAAGATCAAGATACATTACAAAATGCAGCAGATGCTTTATCTGATTATTTAATTATTGGTTTATTATGGACATTAGGAACATGTCTTATATTTTATGCAAATTATAAATGGAATGGTGTAATTATTAACACATTGATCAATTTATCAATCATGTATTGGATATATTGGTCATATGTAAAATCATTTGATTCTGCTTGTACCAAATACGGTTTACAACCACCCATCATGTTTAAACCATATATCTCTTAAAACATATTGATATTTTTAATCGTTACTAATCGTTATTTAGATAAAATAACATGGTACTATTATCATCATTTTCTCTTTCATCTTCCTCAATCATTTCTTTTGATTTCATGTATATTGATATTTGTCCGAGACATCCAACATTCAATTGAAATTTTAATGGCAGTATTTTATCATAAAATATTTTTACATTTGTTGACAAACCAGCCACTTTCACTAGTTGAATAATTTGTTCTGTTTCATATTTTTGTGTGAATGTATCAATATTATCCTCATCCATATCTTCATCTGTGTCATTATCATCATTATTATTAGATGTATCACCAAATGTTATTTTCTTGGAATATACATTTTCTTTATCACAAAAGAATTCTATTTTTTGTTTATGATATGTAATTTGAATGTATTTGGAAACTCTATTCAATGATTTTAATTTTGCAAATTCTTTTGCTGAAGTAATAATTGGCATATCATAACCATCTGGTAATTCTGTGTCAACTGATCTATAATTTGTTATTTTGACATAATTTTCAGAGAAGAAATGATTTTCATGACCTTGTATCAATATACCCAAATTTAAAGTATTGGATTTATTTATAAATAATGTCAATTTATCCTTTTTCTTTATTGATTTTAACATTTTATATAAATGCATAAGATTAATTCCTATTTGCAACTCTTCTTTTGGAACATGATATGTTAGAAAATTGTCTCTCAATAATTCTAAATGTACTAATTTAGTACCAGATAATGATTTAGAATCTGTACCTGTTAGTTTTATTCCTTTTTCATTTATTATAAAACATGCATCCAAGACACAATTCTGCAATAATTCTGCTAATACTTTAAATGTATATGCTTCATGTGTATATACCAATAATAAACAATCACTCTTTTTCATATTAGATCACAATTTTTTATTTATTATTTTAATAAAAATTTATTATATTATAATAAATTTTATTTAAATCATTTATGTTATTTCGTACACTTTACATCATTTATATATTGCAATTATATATTAATAATATCAGATAGAACACATCTTTGTTTATATATATTTGTTTGATCATATATTTTATATGTATTGAATATTTTTAGTTTACAATCAGTATTAATTATGTATCTGTAATAATTATGTGTATCTAAGTCACACATCATGACATGCAACATATTACTTGTACATTCTTCATAGATATTAATGAAGACATCTTTATCAAATTTATCTGCAAAGAATGTTTTATGAATATTATCAATATATTTAAATCTGTAATACATTTGTCTTATTAAATGTAAAACATTAACATATCTATTCAATTTCTCCATATTGTATTCCATTATTTTATCAATAACAATGATAATATCAGTTTTATATATTTGATAATGATCCAAAAGGTGTTCCCATGATTTACTATTTAAATCTATTAAATTACTGTCAACAATTAATATATTTCTATCAATTTCACCATTTTGTTTTTTATAAACAGATATTAAATTATCAATATAATTTTCCATTATTTGTTCGTCATATTTTATGTATATATTATCACTGAAATATTTATAATAAGGATATATGTTTCCTATAACTGATCCGAATTTGTAAATGTCTGTTTTTCCATATTCACATATTAATCCATATACAAAATTATCTCGGTATTTATTATTACCAGATATACAGGTTATTTTAGAACTCATTTGTAATACAATTTAACTGTTGATATATTTATATTATTAATTTATAATTATAATCATTTTTTTTCATATGTATTTAAAAGATATCATCACTATTTATAAAAATGAATACTCTGAAATCTTTTATGTATCGTTTATTCAGAAGCATATATAAAAATGTTGATCAAAATGATAACATTGATGATAATAATCAAGATGTTTCTATTAGCAACAATAATTTAGAATTGGATAATGATTTTGAACCATATGAATTAGAAGGAGATGCTGATACTGTATTGCGTACATTAGAAAATACTAAAAACAAACATACAGAAAATAAAGAAGATGAAGAAAAAGAAAAAGAAGAAAAAATAAAAAAAGAAGATGAAAAAATAGAAAAAGAAGATGAAGAAAAAATAGAAAAAGAAGAAAAAGATATTGACAATGAATATAAAACATTATTTGAAACAATAGCAGATAGTGAACTCAAGAATGGTTTTGATGTTTCTAGTTTTAAATATTTACCAGAAACTTTTATGGAATTAGAAACAAAAACATTTGGAAATTCAATAAACAACCCTTTCTTAAAATTATACGAAGCTGTTATTTCTGATAAATATGATTTTGAAGATAAATGTCAAGGTGTAAGATACATGCAAAGAATACATTATACAGGTGGAATGAAATATTGTATTGATGCTGCTTTGTCAATCTTGAAAAATGACAAGTATCCATTCAATAAACGTTATTATTTCTTTTCAAACAATGATGCATATGTAAAATTAGATTATGAAATAGTAAATGAATGTCATAAATATGTTTATGAAAATTTTGAATTATTCAATGCACCTTTACTTTATAAATTGTTGAGTGCACAGTTTATACTTGCACATTTTGTACCTACAGAATACAATAGAACTGAATTGGAAGAATATCTACTTTCAGTAACAAGAGATAAAAACCAAACAATTAATTACAGAGCAGAATGTGCAGATATACTTTATAATTATGGTGCAGAGAAATATTATGTTGAACAAGCTTCATTGACAATAAAAGAATTAGGTGAATTATATACACAAAATAAAACATCCACAATTTACACTAATATTCAAAATGTACATGATACAACTATTAATAAAACTATAATGAATACATTGAGAGAATTAATACAAAAAGTAAAATCTAATAGACATTCAGGTGAAATTTTAGAAATTATAAGAGACAAATATTCACATATAAACGAAAATCGAATGGAAAAAATAATGTCAAGTTTGGAAAGAATTATGATCGATACTGCTAAATATGAAAATATGTGTATGTCAGATATTCTTGTATTGGTATGGGAATATATATGTCAATCAGACCATCAAGATGAATTAGAACAACGTTTATTACAAGAAATGGAAGATATGGATCAAACATGTTCAACTGGACATTTAAGTAGAATATTAAATATATTAAGTGGTTATTTTAGTGATAATATTGTACAAATTACATTGAAAGATCAATTGAGAAGCAATATATTTGCAAGATATACAAAATTAATTACATTGTTACCTGAACATTTACAAGATAAAATAAACAGCGAATTGATATTGAATGATCATAATCAGAAAGACACAATTAAAACTTTCTTATTAGATTTCAACATAGAAGAAATATTGTATAAAGAATTTGTAAATGAAAGTAATATGGATGTCACAGAATTCTATGAAACATATGAAAAATCAGTAGAAGATTATTTTGGAAAATTATATTAATATTATTATTTTATTTTTATATTTGTAAATTACTCTTATGGATAAATATATTATAAGTTTGAAGAAAAATCATATTCAATGTAAAAAAACTATTGATACTTTGAATAAATCAGGTGTAAATAATGTTAATATATTTGAAGCTATTAATGGTAACGATTTAATAATGACTTTAGATGATATTGGTTATAAACATCCATATGTTAATGTAAGTATGGCAACTCAATATAACATGTATAATGGTAGAACAAAATTTAGGGATATACCATCAAGAGGGGCAATCGGTTGTTATTTAAGTCATGTCATGTTATGGAATAAATTAATAGATAATGATAAGGAATATATGTTAATATTAGAAGATGATGCTATACCACTTGATAATAATTTAGATAACAAAATTAACAATTTGATCAATGAAAGAAATGATTTTGATATACTACTTTTAGGATACAGATTAAAAGATAGAGATATCGAATTGATAAGTAAAAATATATCTAAATGCAAATATTTTGTGTTAACACATTCGTACATTATATCAAAGAAAGGAGCTCTTAAATTATTAAAACATGCATTTCCAATAGAAATGCAAGTAGATAATTACATGTCATTTTATAGTTTATTTGATCAAGATTTTAAAATATATTACAGTAATCACATGTTATTCAAACAATCAAATCATATAAGTAGCATTCAGCAATTTTGTATAACTTGTATGATATCATTATTAAAAGACAAACATTATATGCGTTATATAACTCCTATTTTTATTTTCTATTTGATAATATTAATATTATTTCTTTACTGTATATTGAAAAGAAAACAAATAGTGAAATATAGTAAGAAATTAGTTTTGTGTTAGATTATTTTATTATAATTATATTTATTATAATAAAATGCCACGCATGTCTAAAAAATACTGTACTACTACATCTCCAAGCAAAATGGGATTTAGTCAGAAATCAAGTTGTAAAGCACAAGGTTATTTAAAACGCACATCAAAGAGAAATAAGGGTAAATATGTCATTTCTCCAAAATATAAAAGTAAAAAATCCAAAAGATCAAAACAATCAAAAATATCAAAAAGATCAAAACAATCAAAGAAGAGGGGTATTCACCCCGGGAAAATAAATAACTCATTATATTCAAATGGAAAGAATAAACCAAGAATTAAAAGTGGATATGGGTCAGCTGAAATAGCTAGAGAAACTTTAAAAAATATAAAAGGTCATTCATGTTCTTATAAAATGCAAATAGTAAATACAATGTATAATAGAGCAAAACATCATAAATATCAAACTAGTGGAATGAAAAAAGCAATGAAAGTATTTAAAAATTGGTTATCAAAGAATAAATAATAACAATTTAAATATAACATAATTAAAATAAATATAATGTCTACAGAAATAAAAGAAAATCCTTTTTTATATTATCCAAGAGTTGAACAACTTGGTTTTAATTATAATAAAAATATTGTTATAAATAACGTTGATGATATAATAAATAATGATGAAATATATGGTTTAAATACTATGAATTTTATAAAATCCAATATAAAAGAATTGCGTCATTGTATTAATTTAACCAAAGATCATGGAACATACATAAAAAAAAATAAATGCAATGATATATTACAAAATCTTGAAAATTCTAATGAATATTTACATATCGATAATAAACAAGAAATTGATGATTTTATCGATAGAATAAAATTTAAGGGACCTGAAGGAGATACTGTAATGTTTACTAATGCAAATGGTTGGTACATAGATACTCTTGTACATAATCTTATTTGTAGTTATAACAGTTTTAATACTAATCAAGATAGAAAAATAGCAGTATTTTGTTCTGATACAGAAGCTTTCGATAAATGTAAACAGTTGAATTTTGAATGTTGTATGGTACAATGTGACAAAATGAATATAAAAGAAAGTGTAAATAATATAACATCAGGTGAATATAAAAGATTAACATTTGTAAAAACATTATTAATAGATTATATAATATCAAAGGATATAACAGTATTGTATATTGATCCTGATATGTCATTTAATTATAAAAAATATCCAGGATTAGATTTTGTAGATGAAATATTAAATAGAAAACATACGATTAATTATTGTTTTGAAAATCAAAGTATCGCTTCAATTAACAATATTGATATTAAAATAGATAATGTTATGGCTGGATATATATATTATGATACATTTAATAAAAAAACATCAATTTATTTGAATACTAATTTAATGGTTATTTCACCCACATTTTTCAATAAATTAATGTATAAAATAAATATAAATGATTTTAATAATATATGTACGATTGTACAAGATGGAACAGATGAAACTCATATAAAACGTATTGGTTTATTAGAAGAATATTTCTCTTTTTGGAATGAACAATATTATCCAAACGGGATCAATGTTGTAAAATACAAAAACAAAGCATACATGTTTCATACTAACTGTGTTTCAGGTCTACAAAATAAAATTAATAAATTAATTGAATGTGACGGATGGTATCTAGATAAAAAATGATTTATTATATTGACATAAACATATATTTTAATTTTAATGTCACATATTATATTATTCCATCTCAATAATGTCTAATAATTATTATCAAACACCTATAACAAAGGATAATGTACAATGTTGTTATACAACAATAAGAAATAAACAGTGCAAAAATAAAGCATCTGAATATGATAAATGTACTTATCATAATAATAGAATAAACAATATAATTAATTCTGATGTATGCAGAAAGTTGGTGTTTGATGAATGTGAAGCCAATATATTTGTAAAACAAGATGAATTAAATGGCACTTTTATTAATATTTTTAACAAATGCAAAGATATTGCAACAAATCATAATCATAATATCTATTATTGTGATCAACACGCTATTAATTACAAATATGAAATACCAGAAGATTGTGTTATATGCAGTGAAACTATTAGTTATGATAAAGAAATACCATTACAATGTGGACATTGGTTTCATTTAAACTGTTTGAAACAATATGATAAAATACAATGTCCAATGTGTAGAACTACCTACAAGTCAAAAGAAATAAGAATGATATTCAATATGGTAACTATATTGTTCCAAGAATGTGATAATAATAATATAGAATTTTATTTGCTTATACCTTTGAATATAGTAGAAAATGAAAAATATGGATTACTTTTTGTGGAAATATTATATATGGAAATAGTTATGTTGTATAGAAGTCTTAATTTACAATATACAACTGAAATTATTAATAAGGTAATGGTAAATATGTTAAAAAACGAAGAATATTTGAATATATCTTATAAAGTGTTCAATATGTTTGAACAAAATGTAGAAAATGGGGTTGTAACATCCTATATATTAAATAACGAAATAGATTTCGACACAGACAATGAACATAGTTTAACTTATGACAGATTTCAAGAAATTATTGAGAATTTATATCATTCATAAAAATATATAAAATAATAATAAATATTCTATTTATAAAATGAATAGAATATTTCTATACTTTGCAATAATTGTATTATTGTTAATTTGTATTTCATTATTGAATATAAAATCAAAAGAAAATTATGAAAAGGATAGACCACCAGGACCATGGGGTGATATTGGAACTGGTAACCCCTGGTATATGTATCCATATATACTTCATAATATTGAATATTATTGAAATATTATTGAAATATTATAAAAAATTATATATTTTATATCATTTCTTTCCACTATATTTTGAGTTACATTCTATAGGAATGTTTATTATTTGTCATTTAAATAATATCATATTAATAAAAAATTGAATATACAATTATTGTGTGTCTCTAATATAATTTTAAAATAACAAATATGTCATTAGAGAATATTGTGAAAGGATATGATAAATATGGTCCATTTATTGTAGATAAATATCAAACAAAATATATAATTCCTATTGAATCGTTATGTACAAGTATTGATATACATACACCTGATCTACAACGTGAAGCTAACATAGAAGTGATTAATGATATAATAGAATATCAATTAAATACTTATAATAATACCAAATCATTCTCTTTCTTGGGTGAATTAACTATAATAATACAAGATAATAAATATTATATTATTGATGGACAACATAGATATGAAGCCATGAAGAAAATATACAACAAGTGTCCATTTTATTTAGTATCTATTAATATAATCAAACCAGATAGTTATTTAACAATTGAAAAAGCATTTGAATTATTAAATAAAAGTAAACCGGTACCAGATTATATCATTCAAAACACAACTGATACATTAAAAAAAGCTAAATTGGATCACTTTAAAAAATTATTTATTAATAAATATAAAGTATATATATCAAAATCCAATAATCCAAGAAAACCAAATGTGAATATAGATACATTATTGAATAAAATAAATAATTCAAATTTAATTAACAATAATAATATGAATAATGCAAATGATATATTTGAATATATGGATTATGTAAATATTATATACTGGAAACAATTAGATACTAAATACAATATTAAATGTATTGAAAAAGTGGATAAATTATCGGAGAAACATGTATTATATATATGTAACGATATTGAAGATGATATTTGGTTAAATAATACAGATTGGGTAGATGAATTTATTGAACACAGAAATAAAATATATGATACAACCACTAATAAAAGGAAGAAAATATCCATTAAAGAAAGAAAAATAGTATGGGAAAAAGATTTTAAAGATAATGAAAAAGGTATTTGTAAAGTATGCAATAAAGTGGAAATAAATACAAATACATTTCAATGTGGTCATATTATATCACATAAATCACATAAAAACGGAGGAGAGACATCTTTTGAAAATTTAAAACCAATATGTGTACAATGCAATAATAAAATGAGTTCGATGAATTTATATGAATATATGAAACAAATATATTAAACAATTATTTATAAATAATTTAAATAGTTTTTTAATATATATAAATAACTAAAATGAGTATGCAAATATTTATTAAAACTTTGACCGGTAAAACCATCACACTTGATGTTGAACCAAGTGACAATATTGAAAATGTGAAACAGAAAATACAAGACAAGGAAGGGATTCCACCCGATCAACAAAGGTTGATATTTGCAGGAAAACAACTTGAAGACGGAAGAACACTTGCAGATTATAATGTACAACGTGAAAGTACGATCCATTTAGTTTTAAGGTTAAGAGGAGGTTATAATGAATTAATATAAAGATAAATAATAATATAAAAATGATTAGATGTAGCAATTGTAAAAGGGAAAAAAATGAAGATTTATTTATAAATAATAAGAATAAAATATGTAAAACATGTAATGAATGTAGAGAAAATACAAAAAAATGGAAAGATAATAACAAAGAAACAATATCGTTGTATAATAAATATAAAAATAGTAAGAAAAATGTTGTGAAAACTATTGAAGTTATATATTCTAAAAAAAAAGATTATGATGAAGAATGGACAAGACATTTAAGTCAGAACGAAGCAGCAAGAAATTTAAATTTATATTCTTCCAATATTAACAAAGTGTTAAATGGATCTATATCTCAAACAGGTGGATATATATTTAAAAAAGAATATGTATTAAAAGTAAAAGAAGAAACAAAAACATGGAATGAAATAAAAATAGATAATAATATAATAGAAAAATGTAAAGGACAACCATCTCTTAATAGAATTAAACATGAAGTATTTAATAATATAAAAGGTAAAAAGTGTTGTACTTGTAAAAGTTGGTATCCGTTAACTGAATATAATAAAAGTAAATCAAATTGGGATGAACTAAGAAATGATTGTAAATTATGTTTGGCTAAATATAGAAAAGACAACAGAATTATATTGAATGAAAAACATAAACTATATGATAAAAATAGGAAAAAAATAGATCCAGAATATAAACTATTAAAAACCTTAAGGAGTAGAATAGGAACAGCTATAATTAGAAACAATAGTATAAAAAGTACAAATACAATTAATTTATTAGGGGGTTCTATTGAGGAATGCAGAAAACATTTAGAAAGTAAATTTAAAGATGGAATGAATTGGAACAATCATGGTAAATGGCATATTGATCATATAATACCATGTTCTAGTTTTAATCTGAGTATTGAGGAAGAACAAAAGAAATGTTTTCATTATTCAAATTTACAACCATTATGGGCATATGAAAACTTAAGCAAAGGTAATAAAATATTATAAAAAATTGATTTAAAGATAAATATTTCTTTAAATATACATAATATATTTAAAGAATAAACTGTTCAAGTGAAGAATTTATACAATTTAAAATAATTTTGTAATAGTATTATAAATGGATATAGAGCAAAACATGGATACTTCGTTGTTAGTTCTAACTAACGAAACTTTACAATATACAAAGTTTGACGATGTTCCTATTTCTACTCAAACTATTATATCTGTTTCAAACTTAAAATTCAATTTAAATCTCTTATATCAATATTTACCAATCACCGATTACGTTATTATAAAGAAAAAAAGAGGAAGAAAAAAGAAAGTTGAAGTTGTTAATCCAAATCAAAACATAGCCCCTGGTTCTATTATATCTATTCAAAATAAAACTAATATCAGAGGTTCAATTCTAAAAGAAAGCAAAAAAGAAAACAAAACATATTTTCTCAATTCTATCACAATAGTGATGGTATTGGAAAATGGTAAATTAATAAACAGCAAACTCAGTCAAAATGGAAAATTGCAAATTACAGGTTGTAAACATATTAATCAATGTGTTGAAATGATACGTTATTTATTTAAACACATAAAAGAAATTGAAGTACAAATTGGTCAACAAATGTTTGCATTAAAATATGGTAGTAAATCTACTAATAGAAATCCAACATTTATATTTAATGTTGTGATGAAAAATATAGATTTTAAAGTAAATTTCAATATAAATAGAGAGAAATTAAATATATTCATGAATGAAAATACAGAGTTTTGTTCATTGTTCGAATCGAGTGTAAATACTGGTGTTAACATTAAAATAAAATCTAATGTTTCATATGAAAGTAATTTAGATTCGGTTGAAATAATGCCAGATCTCACTGTTCAGAAACATGTTGTTCCCTTCAGTTCATATATCTCTTATTTGGATGAAAAAGAAAAAAAGAAGGAAAATAAAAAAGAAAAATATCATACATTTCTTGTGTTTCATTCTGGTAGTATAATTCAAAGTGGATCTGGTCCTGAAATGGATGAAGTATACACAAAATTTGTAACTATTTTAAATAAACATAAAAGTGAATTTGAGGAAATATTGAACACAAATAATAAACAAGATATTCAAACTATTCATACTATATACAATTTAAAACCAGGAAGAAAGAAGATTACAAGACATAAAAATGAATTAGATCTTTCCAATGTAAAATAAAAAATAACATCATCATAAAATAATATAATTTTTATATTTTTATAATATTTATAATATTTGTTATTATAAAAATACCCGTGATTATATAACAATGCATAAACGATTTAAATCTGATTACGTTTCAATATTTAATCAAGATAAAAATAATATTCAAGGACTTCCTTCTGGATATCCATGTTCATTTGATACAGACTGTGTCTCACCTGGTGTTTGTCAATTTAATGTTTGTACTGTAAATATTGAACAAACAACTAATGAATTGGCTGATATATGCCACGGATTATCTATTAAAGATTGTGCGAAAGCAATGCAAAAAGAAAGGGAACAAACTAGTATACCCGTTTATACACCAACACAAACAACAAGTAAATGTAAATATGATAAAGATTGTGGTAGAAATCAAGTGTGTATATCAACTGCATGTCTAGATAAATCTAATTTTCCTTTGATTGCAAGACAAATGAGAATGAAATCACCAAGAAATAACAATATATTTTTTAAACAATCTAATCCAAATACACAAACACAAAATAAATTACCCAATGATTTTGATATAAAAAAATTCTTTGAACACAAAAATACACCACTTGATGGTACACTAAGTCCATATGAATATATGTTTCTATTGGAAGATAATAAGAAAATGGATAACTCCATATTGCAAAGTGTACATGATGATTATTTCTATTTCAAGAATACTTGATTTAATTGAATATTCAATTTATATGTTTAAACTAATTATATACATAAATTTATTTTATAACTTTTATAAAATAAATTATAACTATGCATTTATATTTATTTAACAAATAAACAATAGTTTTAATATTTTTCAATTTCATGAATTTATCGAAAAAAAAATATACAAGACAATCAGAACAAAGTGATAATAATGATTATGACATATTGCATTTAGATGAGAAAATAAAGAAATATATTTTACAAGAGAGCAGAAATATTGACAATTACAAAAAAGAACTATACAATTTAGTAAATTTACATACAAGTGACGTTCCTGATCGAAAAAGAAATGAAATAAACAATCGCATTGAGACATTAAAACAAAAAATATATGAAATAGAAAATGATATACTAATGGCAGAATATATATATACAGTAACACCAATCATTGAAAAATACAAAAAAATGATACAGACACCTGTAAAGGTATCATTTTTCAACACAATGAATAAAAAAGAACAATCAGTAAATACAATCATTTCAAAAAATATATATGAAAATGAAAAATATGAATTAATGGATGAATTCTATGATATAGCAAAGAAATACATCAATATCAAATCTTACAAAAAAGAAACAACACAAAAATATGTATGTGAATGTGGAAATCAATATAATTATATTGAAAATAATAATAAAATTATTTGCAATGAATGTTCAAATGTACATACTATTCAATCAATTCAAACGAGTTTCAAAGATATTGATCGTGTTAATTTAAGTCAAAAATATAAATATAAAAAGAAAGTACATTTTAGAGATACTGTTAACCAATATCAAGGTAAACAAAATAAAAAAATAGAACCAAATACGTATAAAATATTAGAGGAACAATTTGAAATTCACAATTTAGTAAATAAAGAAGGAAAAACGTATCATGAAAAATATGCAAATATTACAAAAGAACACATCTATATGTTTCTATTTGAAACCAACAATAGCAATTATTATGAAGATATAAATATGATCCATACACATTTTACTGGTATTCCTTGTCCTGATATTACAGATATTGAACATCTATTATATGAAGATTTTGATAAAGTAGTTGATGCGTATGAATCACTTGAAGATATCGATCGTATCCATTTTTTGAATGGTCAATATATCTTGTACCAATTATTAAGAAGAAGAAAAATAAAAGTAAAAGAGAGTGATTTTGATATTCTTAAAACAAGAGAACGTTTAGTAGAACATGATGAAATTTATCAAAAAATATGCATGAAACTAGAATGGTGTTTTCTCCCCACTGTTTGATCATTGATTATTTTATTTTATTCTTATATTTAAATATTGAAAATGATCTTGAGTTCCAGTATATTTATCAAGTGATTGAATTATTATTTCTGTTACAATATCTTGGATATTTGTTGCTTTACCATTGTAACCAATAATATCATTTGTATGCAAATGTTCATATTCTTTTATTATTTCTTCTATTTTTGTGTCTATTAGATCTTTTACGTATTTTATGTATTCAGTTTTATTTTCTGATAACATATCTTCCATCAATTCGTCCATATTATCTGCATTTACAATATTCTTTTCGATGACATGTTTAATTTTAGCATATATTTCATCATTTATATTTATTTTAACTTTTACATTTATATCTGTATCAAATCCCTGTAATACATTTACCAATCTTGATAAATGACCAGTACTGCATTTGCCACTCATATCTATTAATTCATCTAATAAACGTTCATTCAAATCATTCTTTTGTGGATGTTTATCAATCAAATTCAATAAACTTTGATATAAAGTATACAAAGTGAACCCTTTTCCAAAAGTAGCAGTATCTGTATTAATTCTATGAATTGATTTATCTACTTTCTCTATTTTAGCAGGTGGTAGTTCATCAAATGATTTTGTTTTATAATACACAAAGTCCAATTTAACAGTATATGGATTATATTTATTAATCAATTCACTAGCTGTATTTAAAGTTGTTTGATTGATCGTACTATTATGTACATTTTGTCCATCATCGTATATTGAAGATGATGGTTTCTTTACTTCAATTATACGAGGAATTGGAGGTACATTAATATCACGTGGTATAGGATATCTTGTGCCATCTCTATCAACTAAGAATTGTGGAGTTTGTGCTGTTTGTTGAGTTAGTGGTATTTGCTGAGTTTGAATATTTCGAGTAACTTGAACATCTCTTCTATTATTTGCAATTCTTTGTAAATTATTATTAAATACGACAGATGATGTGGTGGTTATATTATTTCTGGTTTCATTTCTTATATTCTGAAGCAATGTTTTTGATAATTCCATGTATTTTTTATTATTGCTCAGATTTAGTAAATCAATAGCATTCATCCTTACATCAACAGATAATCTTGTGTTTTTTGAAATATTAATAAAAGATAAATATACCATATCAATTTCATTGTTATTGTTAGTATTTTTTATAATATATTGACCTATTAATATTTTGGTTAAAGGATCTTCTGTTATTTTAAATAATATTCTCGATATGTACAGTGTAATTTTATCAATTATTTCATTATATTTGTGATTATCTGCAATATTTATTTTGCACTTATTTTTTATAGTATAATGTTCAACATATTCATATATTGTATTTATTAATTGTTTATTATTTTTTATATCAAATCTACCAATTATAATATTAGATATTCTAATTACAAAAGGATTGTATTTTTTAATCATTTTCTTATTATTGTTAATATTATTAATGATATATGTGTTTGATTGTTGTGGATTGTATATTTCATTGGCAATATAAATACCTTTATGTTCCAAGTAATTGTTAATATTATGTGTTGTTTTATTTATTTTATAATATATTATTGTTCTCAGTATATAACATATTAATAAAGCATATAAAATGTATTTGATGTATTTATATTTCATGTTCATATATAATATTACATTTTATATATATAAAAGTAAAATTATTCTAACAAATTTTATTTATAACCCAAAAATCACTTGCTAAATTATTATCACATACATATTCATAAGGTAAATATCCATAACCTTTATCTCCCCAATCTTCTCCCCAACTATTTCTAAAAGTAAATAAACGTTTTTCTTCATCATATCCAACTAAAACAATTGCATGTCCTCCCAACATTCTTTCACTATTTTCAGGTAAAGGAATTATTCCTGTTTTTGCAACTGTTTCACTCTCAAAACTTTCATATACACTTATACCAAATACAATTGGAAAACCCATATTTAATACACTTTTAATGTGTGTTTCATCTTGTTGAACTCGTTTATATTGTAATGCTTTATGTTTTCTGGCATAATCATAACAATCTTGTGTTGGTTTATATTTAAATTTTTCAATATCATATGGCCATTGTGTTTCATTGCAATATCCAACATTGTTTATACTTTTTACACCATCTCTCAAACTGGCACCTGTATCATTGTCAATATTACCTTCCATGTCTCTTTCGTTGTAGTATATAAATAATCTACTTGGAGTTTGATTGTTTAATAAATTTTGTTTCATTTCATCATATTGTATAATACATGCCAATGCATTCGCAGTACAACTACCTAATTCTCCTTGATTGTATACTTGAGGACATTTTTTACGAAGATCTACTTTATTCAATGGTTTTTCAACCGATAATAAATAATTATTCTCAAACCAATGATCTCTTTTATCAGGTAAGTCTCGTTTCCATCCATATTTCTTGAATTTAAATGGTGTATTATTTGCAACAACAGTTGATCTGGTATTTAAAAGATAACTTGAAGCAAAATAAACACCATGGTAAATAGCAGTTGGTAAGACAGTTAAATAAGAATTCATTTTAATTATTATAAATATTTAGTTTTATAATAATTTATTTTTAAATGTATTATATAAATAAATTTCATTTTATTAATATATAATTTAAAATAGAAATGAATTTATAAAAATATTACTGGAATTTAAACATGTTATCAAAAAAAATTATACCGGTAAATCCAATTCAATCGTTCAATTCACAATATTTACAAAATATCAACACTAATTATCATAATAAATCAAATGAGATATTATCTCATAACATTGCTAAAATTAATTCATTAACATTTGATATTGGTTATGGTGATAATCTATTTCTCAATAGTATTTCTGGTCCTGTTCTTTCACAGATCACACTTTTATGTCATACTGGTGAAAAAGGTGAAAGAGGTGATACTGGAGAGAAAGGAGAGAAAGGTGATACTGGTCCTCGTGGTTTTAAGGGTGACCAAGGTATACAAGGTTTTATGGGAATAAAAGGTGAAACAGGTCCTCAGGGATTACAAGGTAACATTGGTCCAACTGGTGAAAAAGGTGAAAAAGGTGAAAGAGGTTATTTAGGTCCTCGTGGTTTAAAAGGTGAACAAGGCGATATTGGACCAACTGGATGTAGAGGAGACCAAGGTGATAAAGGTGACAAGGGAGATAAAGGTGACAAGGGAGATAAAGGTATGACAGGACCTCGTGGTATAGGTATAATGGGTCCAACTGGTTGTAAAGGTGATAAGGGTGATAAAGGATTACAAGGAGATATTGGATATACTGGTCCTCGTGGTTATCAAGGACCAACTGGTGAAAAAGGTGAACGTGGAGATAAAGGTGAAATAGGTATTACAGGCCCAAAAGGAGATTATGGAGCAAGAGGTCCTCGTGGTTTAGCTGGACCAACCGGTTGTAAAGGAGAGAAAGGAGAACAAGGTATACAAGGAGATATTGGTTTACACGGTCCCACTGGTGAAAAAGGTGAACGTGGTGAAAAAGGTGAACGTGGTGAAAAAGGTGAAAAAGGAGATCAAGGAATTCAGGGTATTCAGGGAATTCAAGGTCCAAGTGGACCACAAGGTATACAAGGACCTTGTGGATACGCAACACATACTGGAGCTACTGGTCCAAAAGGAGATAAAGGTGAAAAAGGAGAGAAGGGAGATCAAGGTATACAAGGACCTTGTGGATACGCAACACATACTGGTGCCACAGGACCTTCAGGTATGAAAGGAGAGAAGGGTGAAAAAGGAGATAGAGGAGAGAAGGGTGAAAAAGGAGATAGAGGAGAAAAGGGCGAGAAAGGAGATAGAGGAGAAAAGGGTGAAAGAGGAGAAACAGGTCCAATAGGTAATAAGGGTGATAAAGGAGATAAAGGAGATCAAGGTGAAATGGGAAGTAGAGGACCCAAAGGAGAATTAGGAGATCCTGGACCAAGGGGGCCTAAAGGTGATATTGGAGATCCTGGACCTCGTGGTTTAAAAGGAGATAAAGGTGATAAAGGAGATAAAGGTGATAAAGGAGATAAAGGTGAAAGAGGTGAAATAGGTGCAACTGGACCTCGTGGTTTAAAAGGAGATAATGGTAAAGACGGTAGAGATGGACTTAGAGGAATAGATGGAAAAGATGGTAATAAAGGAGAAAGAGGAGATAGAGGTGAAAAAGGTGATAAAGGAGACAAGGGTGAAAGAGGAGATAAAGGAGATAAAGGTGATAAAGGTGACAAGGGTGATAAAGGCGAAGAAGGTGAAAAAGGAAAAGATGGTTTAAAAGGAGAAATGGGAGAAAAAGGAGATAAGGGTGATAAAGGTGATAATGGTGATAAAGGTGATAGAGGAGAGAAGGGTGTTTTTGAAATAGAAGACGAAATAGTATTAATGATTGTAAATACTGAAGAATTATATAGTGATATGATAACAGGTACAAATTTATACACAACTAATATAAAAACCGTAAATATGGATGTAGAAACAATATCATTTCACAATTGTACTGGTACAAGTATAACATGTACAGATATAAATAGTAATAAAATTACAGTGAATGAAATACAAAATGAAAATTCATTCTCTAATAATTTATCATTCAATTATGGTAATGGACATACATTAGACATAGCAAACAAAATTAACTGTTATTCAATTAAAAAAACAAGAAAAGATATGATCAGAACTAAATCATCTAAATCAGGGACTAATTCTTTGTGTTATTTAAATGAAAAAGCCAACTATTTAAATGATTATATTGAATATATAGCAGATCAACAAGAAGGTGATACTATACATGTCTTGACTAATGGCGTATATTCTATTAATTCTTGTTTTCAAAACACAACATTTTCAGCAACATCTTGGATAGATAAGAATAATAATGCAACATGTGATATCAATTCTTCTGTTGAAGGGAATATATTGACTTGGAGTTCCAAAACAAATAATCCTGATACAAGTGTTAATTGGATAGGCTATTTAGAAAAAGGTGACAAAGTTAGAATTAAATCAAGTGTACCTGCAAATATCACAACAAATGCAAATGGATCATTGTTTATAAATTTGTTATATGAATGTTAAAGTAAATTAATTGAAAATTAAAAAAATTATTTTTTTATTATAATAATTTTAATAAAAAATATTTATTAAATAAAAATGACAACACCGAATGATAATAAATTTCAGTTGTTTACGTATATTCCTGCAAATGCGGCGAATAACAATGTTGCCAACTCTGTTTCTAGTATATTTTATCAATATCCGTTTTTAGTTCCTATTCGTCAATCCACTGGTTATATTCACGATTTTTATTTTAATAATGCTTCTGGTAGTGTTCTTTATTTAGATACATTAACTGGTCCTGCTGCTAATATTGCAGGTCAAAAAGGTCCTACTGGTGCTACTGGTGCTACTGGTGCTACTGGTGATGCTGGTATTGCAGGTCCAACTGGTGCTACCGGTACATTCACACCAGGTGATAATATTCTTACAACAACACTTACAGGTACAAATATATATACATCATCCTTAACATTTACTGGTGCAACAGGTGGATCTTTAACAGTAAATAGTTTTACAGGTACATATGTTAATGTAACTAATTTATCTTTTATAGATGCAACAGGAAATTACTTAAATTTAAATTATGGTGACATCAACATTATTGTTTCACAAAATATAACATCAGATGATATTAGTTTTATAAATGCAACTGGTGGTAGTTTGTATGTTAATAGTATGACTGGTGCAAATGTTTATTTTGAAGATATAATATTTAATAATGCAACAGGTAACAATT